GCTGCCGTGTCGGTATGTCCCCACGGCCCGATGGTCAGCTTCTGGTTGCCGTGTCCGTACTCCCGCATCTGCAGGTAATTCAGTTTGGTACCGATGCCATCGCCATCGAACCATCCCGATTGGTGGAATACCGGGATAGTCACGTCCTTCAGCTTAGTCAGGAAGTCGGCCGGCGCCCACCAGTCGTCGTCCACAGGGTGCGCGATCCATTGCCGCCAGTAAGGGTTCTCCTTGCCGAGCACCGCCTTGTCCAGATCGATCACCGGCAGCGCCTTCAGCATCTGGCGATACTTCTTCTCGCCGATCTTGCTCAATGCGACTCCCGACAAATCCCCGGTGGCCTTCGATTCCAGCACGTCCGCCCACCAGATGGCGCCGAAGGTAAAGAACGCGCCGTGCTCATAGGGGATGTTGTAGAACGGGTCCGGCGGCGCCACGTTCGGAATGATCGTAACCAGGTGCGGCGGCCGCTCGCTGGCTGCCCACCACTGTACCCAACCCACGTACGACCCGCCGATCATGCCCACCTTGCCGTTTGACCATGGCTGTGCGGCCAGCCACTCGATGGCGTCGTAGCCATCCTTCGCCTCGTTGAGGAATGGCTCCCACACGCCTTCCGATCCGAAACGCCCGCGGCAATCTTGGATAGCCACCGCATAGCCGCGCCGTGCGTAGTAGCGGCCCTGGATCTCGCCCATCTCTTTCTTATAAGGAGTTCGGATCAGAATCACCGGCGCCTTGCCCTCGGTCTGCGGCAAGTAGAGATCGGTTGCCAGCTTCACTCCATCGCGCATCGCCACCTTCGCGCCGGCTTCCACCTTCACTTCGAACTTCGGCTGCGAAAGCAGCGGATCGGCTACCGGCTCTTTGCGCAGCGTCTCGTAGCCCTCGCGCACATAGGCCGCATGTTGGGCGGGCACTTCGCCGAGATACAGCCGGCCATCCGCGTCCGTCCAGAGGATGATGTCGATGCCGGCCACGTTGTACGTGTATCGGAAGAAGGTCAGGTCCTTGCCGGCCACGGCGCGCTCCACCTGGTCTTTGAATTCAAGCGACGCGTCCATCGCCACGCCCGGCACCAGAATAACGGGGAATGGCTGCTTGCCGCCCTTCGCGCGGTCGTAGAGCCGCGCGGCCTGGCTCATCAGCGTGGGACCGTAATTGTCGAATAGCCGCGCGCCCGGCTTCACGTCGATCGTGGTGGTCTTGTCCTTCAAGGTGCGCCGCGCGGTTCCGCCTTCGCGCACGCAGTTTGTCGTGCCCGTCGCCGCGGCGGCCGTGAGTTGGGTCCACAGCCCGTCCGCATCCACCGTGGCGGACGTGGACACGGTAGTGCTCTGGCCCGCCATCGCCAGCGTGGCTTCATTCTGGTACGATCCGCCGGGCAGCCATTTCACTTTAATGGTGCCCACGCGGTCCTCATTCAGGTAAAGGTAAAAAGTGGCATCCTCACCGGGTCCTTTTAGCGAAGCGGGCTGTGCCCAGAGGGCCGCAGCGGCCAGCCAGAAGAAAATGATTCGGACTCCAAGGTCTGCGTTCACACACAGTATTATAGTTGGAATGAAGCGCGAACAGGCCCTGGAAATCCTATACGAATTTACAAAATCGGAAGGTTTGCGCAAACACGCGCTGGCAGTGGAGGCGTGCGTCACAGCTTACGCGCGCAAATTAGGGGAGGACGAAGAGAAGTGGTCGGTCACCGCGCTGCTGCACGACTTCGACTGGGAAATTCATCCGCAGCTTCCCGACCACCCCACCAAGGGCGAGCCGATTCTGGCTGAGCGTGGCGTCAGTGAGGAAATCCGCCGCGCCATCCTTTCACATGCCGATTTCACCGGCGTGCCGCGCCAGTCGCCGCTCGAGAAGACACTCTTCGCTTGCGATGAATTGGCAGGTTTTATCACCGCCGTCTCTTATGTGAAACCTCACTGCAGTGTTTTCGAAGTGGATGCGCCCTCTATCCGAAAGAAGATGAAAGACAAGGCGTTCGCCCGCTCAGTGAACCGTCAGGACATCCTGGATGGCGCGCGCGAACTGGGTGTGGAACTCGACGATCACATCGGTTTTTGTGTGAAGGCCATGCAGGAGCGCGCGGATGACTTGGGATTGAAGGGCAATCTGTAGCCGCGCCGTCGCTATGCGCCCATGTACCGGCCAATTCCAGGCCAGGGTGACAAGGGCAGTGCATAGCCGATTAGGCAGCATTGGTCCAACGCGAACAGCACCACGGACCCCAGCTTCAACCCTTCTGCGAGGCGCGCCTCTTTGGCCCATGGCGTAGTGTAGTTCCCGATGCCCACCAGGTGCGCGCTGTTTGCCGCCGCAAACCCCAACTGCATGGGCAATTCGATTGATGTGAGAGCGTCATTCAGATCGCAGTCGCCCGTGTATGTGAAGTTCTCGGTCTTGAAGCAATTGAGGTTCACGGGAATCCACTGGGCCGGCAGGTTAATAACGGAAGTAAGCGGCGCGGCATTGGTATCTGGTGGATACAATACCTCAAATTGCGTGTTCGGTTGCGTTTGCCGCACGAAAGCCATGATCGCAGCAGTGAACTCTCCGATCAGGCCGGGCAGGAACGCGGACTCCTGCGGGTATGGCGACGGATCGTTGCTCGGATCCGTGAACACGTGCATAGGACGCCCGTACTGCGACTGAAACGTGCTCGTCGTATACGTGTCGTAGAAGGGCATACCGCCATTGGCAATTGGTGTCCAGTTGCCATTGGCGGGATCCGTCGGTGGGCAGAAGTACCACCACTGCACTTCGCCGAATTGCAAATACGGCTGCAGCCCAGCGGCGGTCATTAGATTCGCCATGTCGAGGTAGACTTGCCGCCAAAACGCCAGACTCGTAGGCGAGAAGTTCGTCTGCAAAGCAGGCGTGTTCACCCTGCAGGGACTGCCGTCCGGATAACACTGTGCGATTCCCGCCGCGGCGGATGGATCTCCATTTCCGAGTTCCATGCTGAACGACGCCGTGGCAGTTATGCCATAGCCGTTGAGCGCGGTAAAAAAGCTTTGGCTCCAGTCACGCGCTGCCCGATTGATTCGCGGCGTGGCGGTAACATCAGTCAGCCAGTTGCCATCCACGCCGCCAGCCAGTGACCCGCTCGTTTGCACCACCAGAGTCGTGCTGCCGCCTACGTCCGCGGAGAGAGTGAGTCCATTGCCCGCGCTCCCCATGGGGCGCGCGGTGATCGTAAGCACTCCCGCACTCGCCTGCGCCCACGTGCCCGTTGAACCTTCGTTGATCAGAAGCTCGAATGCCAGCGCCAGGCTGACCGGTGTGTCGCCAATCAGATTCAAATGCGTGAGCACCGTCGGCCCGAGCGAAATCTGTGTCGTTTCTCCGAACTGCGAAGTTCCTGAAAACGTGATCGTCCCGGTAGCATACTGCTGTCCGGCGCAGGTCAGTTCATAGAACCACAGCCCGCCGGCATAGTGGTTAGCCCTGCCAGTAAATCCTAGCGCCTGGATCAGCCAAGCGGTGCGTTCCGGAGCGAGCGCTTGCGAATCTAGCGTGTCCCAATCGGTCGCCAGAGTCATTTGCGGGTGCGGGGAGAACGCAGGCAGATTCTGGGTCGGGATCGCGATCTCCAGAAAATCGAAATAGAACTGAGATCCTTGGGCGCCCGTATGTGTAATCGTTACGGTATGCTGCGTCTGCCCAGACATCGCTCCCAGGACACATCGCACCAGGATGTCCTCGCCCGGAAGCGCGATGTTCAAGACCTGTGCGGGGCTCTGATCCACCTGCACCGTAAGTTGCGCGGCGGTGGGTATCCTTCGCGTCCCCAAGTTCAAGTTATGATTCTGTGGCGATTGGTAAGAATAGGTTACGCTCGCACCCGGCGTTATCGCACAACTAATCGATCCGCCGGAGTAGTTACCGATAGACTTGTCCCATTGGCCCGTATAGGCGATCGAGGCGTCGTCGTCCTCAACCCGCCAACTTCCAATACCCGCCACGTAGTATTCCCGATTTGACCCATTGACCGTCCAGTTCGCCAGCGTCACCGCGAACTCGCCCCGAGCGAAGTTCCCCGGCTGAAGATCTGCGGCCCATGTCCAGCGCATTTTGCGCACCGTGGACATGGGTACTGCTACAGTAGCGCCGGTAGAGTCCAACCCGCTAATCGAGCTGAAGTCCAGGTTGATCTGCCATTGTGTCGGCGATGCGCCGCCGCTGAGAAGCTGCCATCCTGGTGACCAACTTTCGGTCGGCCCGCCGGGTAATGTGCCGTAGACATTTCCATAGACGCCAATCCGGTTGCCGTTCGTGCCGGTGCTGCTATCGGCAAGGGTCAACGTGATGGCCGTCCCGTTCGCCGACGCCTGCATTGTCGTGGAGAAACTAGTGATGCTGTTGGCCAGAGCCGTCGCTGCCGACTCCAGCGTGTCGGTCCCGTAAAGCTGATATGTGTAGTGCTCCTGGTCCCATGCCAATTCCACATAATCGCCACCAGTGGGCGTGCCTTGCAGCATGAAAGTGGCAGACGCCGCCGTGTAGCTGCCCGCCAGCGGCGCCGCGTGACCCATCATTGGGATTCTGTATACTTGCTCGCCCGTTCCGGGATCTGCCCACACGCGTAAGTAGGGCCAATCTACAGTTGCATAAAGGTTTGAGTCGATGGGAATGCAATTGGTGCGGGCCTCCTGGTAAGAAAGCTGCAGCCCGCTAAGATCGCTGTCCGGCAGGTAACGAAACACCGGATGTTCGAAGACATTATCGCGATTCCATTCAACGACGGCCCAGTCGAATTGCTCGCGCCAGCAGCCGGAAACAGTGAAACCGCTAGGACTGGTAGTGCTCAGCGCGGCCACTGCCGATGGCTGATAGAAGTAGCACTGCAAATCCTGGCTGGGAGTGAGTTTCTGAAGCGTAGACATGCGTTTCGCCGCCTGCTCACAATCGCAGGATTACCGTCAGGTCCGACCCTGGGCTGGTTTGTCCAACCGCGGAGATCGCCAGGCTGAGTTGCGCCTGTGCCAGTAACGGCATCCCGAAGCCGTCCACACTGGCTGATACAGTGGCGCCGTCTGGAATCGTGAGCGTGCAGTAAGTCGCACCGTTCTGGCTCAGGGTTAGCTTCACCGGGCCGCCCACGGGCGCTTGCTTCACCACCGCGTACACATCCTGCACCGTGTGGGCCGCTTCCACCACAACATTCGGCGCTGGATTGCTGTCCACCGCCAGGAATCCTTGAACTTGGATCGAAAACTGTCCGCCGGAAAGTGTCCGCAGCCCATAATCCACCGCTTGCGTCAAGTTGATCGCATTCGTCGGGCTGTTGCCTCTGCTATTCGTAACGAATAACTCCGCGCTGGCCACTTTGGTATTCGGCAACGAGATCGAATAGCTCCAGTTACCGCTCAGTGGACTGCCGAAGAAGTTCAAGGGGAAGGGCACCACCACGACTGTGCTCGATAACTGATAAACGGCAACCTGTGCTGCGTGCGCCACCGCGGTTGTTCCGTGCATGCCACGCGTTACCTGATACTGGAGCCCATTGTTCTGTACCGCGACTACCTGAATCACCTCAGCCTCGACTTGCACGAACGATCCCGGCGTTGCCGTGCCGGCCTGACCGAGGTTGAGCACGGTGTCGGTCGCAGCCGTCGCCGACGCCAAAGAGTACGGTGTGTTCCCAATCAGTTCATCCCAGTAATAGATAGTTAGGGTGGCGGCTGTCACGCTGGTCGTGTCGGTCAGATTCGGGAATGCCACACCGCTCAGTTCCACGGTTCCATTTTGCAGAGGTGAAGCTCCTAGTCCGAAGACGGGTTGCGGCGGCGCTGCCATATCTCCGATTCCTCCCCCGCCGACTATCCACCGCGTCAAAGTGCAGAGTAAAGGCGGACCCTCCAGGTTGTTGACGTTTGCCCCTCTGCCCTGTATGTGCAGTGTGACGCCCGTCTCGTTGGGTATCTCGAACTGTACCGGGCATGTCTTGGCGGCGGCCGCGAAATGCCAGGCCGCCTCCGCCACCACGAAGAGGCTGGTTGCGTCCGGCTGCACGGCCCATGATTGTGTCAGCGTCAGAGTCGTCGCGGTATTCGATGCAATCGTGTATTCCTGGTCTGCGCCCGTGCCGGTGATGATCCGCACGATCATCCCCGCATAATTGTCGCCGCCCATTTCACAGGCGCTGTTGCCGACCGTGTTTGCGGTGGCGATGGTCGCGGAATATTCCGGCTGCAGCTCCAGCCGCCAATAGAAATTCGCGTGATCGAACGCCGGGTCCGGTGGCGCGTACACTTGCGCCGGCAATCCGCTGTCGGTGAAACTGGTGGCCAGAGCCTGGTTTGAGGCGATCCGGTTCATCTGTTGGGAACTCGTGCCCCTGTAAAGGTTGAACGCCTGCGTGCCGGTCGCAAAGCTCAATCCGGTAAGCGTCACGCTGTTGGTGTTTGACCCTGTGGGGATGCTGGCGAGTACCACGAACGACATGATGCTCTCGTTTCCGGCCGAATCCACCGCACTTACTGCGTAATATAGAATCTGTCCGCCCGCCAGCGTACCTCCGGTTCCGATAGTGGCCGCCAGGCTCACCATGGGCACGCCTGGTCCACCGGGCGATGTGGTCGACGGAACCACGAAACCCACGGTTAGCTCCTCATTCACCCCGCCATCGCTGGCGTTGTCGGACCTCTCGCTGATCTGGTATTGTGGATTTCCACTTGAATCGATTGTCTTCCCGAGGAGCGGGCGCGGCACTCCCACCGCGGCGTTAGGCTGGGGCCACGCACCTGTGTCCCCCGGTATCTGGCCGTTCGTGTCTTCGTACCATTCGTCCTGATAGATCTGTGCCGTAATGCTCGTGATTCGGTAATTTACACCCGGCGCAATCTTGACTATACGGAACGGCTGCCGTTGAAATCCTTCTTTAAGGTACGTTACCGTAATGATATCGCCAGGCCGCAGCCCTAAGGCCATTATGCTGGTCTCAAAAGTGATATAAGTATTCCCGTCGATGGCCTTATCCAGTGTGAATTGGAGCATCCGCGCGGCCTGATCGTAGTTCGGAATACCTAGCGCCATGAGCGTGGTGGTAATCGCTTGACCGGTCAGATCCATGTCGTCGACGTCCACGATCGCCAGGCTGTCTTGCTGGTAAGAATTGAATGCATCCTGGAACTCCACCGTCACTTGGTTTGGAGTATCCGCGATACTGCGTGATGTAACTTGAACGCTGGTCTCTCCGTTGGCCTTTCGTAGGATATTCGCAACGCCGGTGGAGCCGTCGCTGAACTCATATCCGGGCCAGCCGCCACTCAACGGTTCCGCGCTGTTGCTCCAAGCCACCTGGGTTGGCTGCTGCAGCGCGATCGAGTTTTCCACTTGCAATTGCAACAAACCGGCCATGCTGTATGTGAGCAGCAATCTGGACCCGTTCCGGATGCCGCGAATTGTGTCTCCCGCGTTCCGTCGCCTTTGCATGCACAAGTTGCAGGAAAAGCGCGCGATCATTATGTTGTTTCCGTTCAGATCCTGCGTTTGGATCTGCTGATCGCAATAAGCCGCGGCGGACGCAAAAGTTGTAAGATCGATGTTTTCGGTCCCCCACCCGCTGCGCTGAAGGATATCCAATAGGATCCACGCTGGGTTGGCGGTGAACGCTGTGCTCTGATAACTGCCGTCTGCCGCGTAGATCGGCAATTGCAAGCCATCGGCCAGCACCTGCACGGTAGGCAGTGATTGGCCATTGTTAATCTGATTGGGCACCACCACCGAGAGGTAAGCCATGCTGCCGTACGGATCGCCCGCCGGACTACCCGTTGCGGTTGTGAAGTCGGGGTCAAACGCGCCGTTCCGGCTGCCTAGGCTGATCGCGTTGTACCAGCCCGTCGCGGTCATGTTCTTCCCGGATTGCCCCAACGGAATTTCGATCTGGTTTACCAACACCGTCTGCACGTCTTGGATGGGCCCCATACCCAAGAGCACCTCCATGTGCGTAAGGTTGCCGTCGTTTCGTGAAAAGACAATGGGTGGATAATACCAAGCAGTGCCATATAACAGCGGAACAAAGTCGTTGTAAATTGCCGTGTTGTCATCCACGGGCGCGTACTGCCAGCCTCCGCCGTAACTGCGCACTTGAATCGATGAGGGTACGAATTCTAATCCGCCGAAGCGATTCGGGCCGCTGAACATGCCGCGCGCTTCGCAGTCGGTCCGCGTGTAACCGCAGGTGGTGTATGGTGCGCCGCCCACCATGGCGCCCACGCCGCCGCTCTGATCCGGCGAATATCCGCAAGGATAGAAGAGCGAGTACTGTCCGCTGCCTCCCCCGCTGACTGCCTCCAACCGCTGCTGGGAATTGCTGGGAAAAAGCCATGGACACCGCCTTTGGATACGCACCGGAGGAAGCAGGACTCTCTGCATATTCATGAGGTTGACGGCCGAGAACTGAAAAAGGGATTCGGTGCTTTTGTCTGGCGGGTTAACCATTCCTTGAAACAAGACAGCGCTATCGGAGGTTGGCGCGTTTTCGAGTAAGTTGTAAAAGAGAAATGTTACCGTCAACGTCGCGCCCTTCCACCCAACCGACCGTTCCAGTTCCGAAAAATAGGAATCGGCATTGGCCATTGACAGCGAAACGCGTGGAATCGCGTCAACGCCCTGATCCGACGAAGTCTGTACCTCGAACAGGTTATGCTTCATCACGCGGGGTGCGTAGGTATTTCCGGCATAAGTCACCTGGTGGGTGCTCCAGTACTCCGCTTGTCCGTTCTGTAGGACACAGTTGAAGAGGAGCAGAGGCGTGTCCGTAACCGCCAGCTCTTTGAGATCATAGATACTCAACATTGACAATATCCAGCTCACAGGAATGGCGGCTAGGGCCTACGGTTGTAATCGTCAGCGCGTCGTCGCGAAAACGCGCGTTGGGGTAGACGCCGCCCGTTTCCGCCGTCTCTTTGTAGAGGGAAGCGGCGGTTTGTGCCTCCACTTGCAGGCCGAAGATGTCCACCGTGCTGCCCGGATCGAGCGCGATACCGAAGCTGATGGAATCCGCCGTGCTTTGTAGCTGGCCGGACGAGATCTGCCGTGTCCATTCGGGGCCAATCGCACGTGCGTCGTTTTCCGATCCTCGCACGAGCCACACCTGTGTGCACTGATTGCTGCAGACAAATAGGCTAAGGCAGTATTCGAGTGACGCGGGTGCATTGATCGACTGCTGGAGCATAAGCGTGGCGGCAGTTGGGTTGGTGACTTGATACGCTCCCGTGCCTCCAAGCGGATCGGCCAAAGCGCTTGTCAGTGCCAGGAGCGGGTCGGCCTGCCAGACCGCTTGATTCTGTTGCTGGCTCCACGCCAGCAGATTATCCGCCGGGTCCAAAAAAGTGAATGGCGTCAGACTTCCTTCTGTCGCCTGGAATAGCGCTTCCAGTGCGGCCAACTCCTGATCGCTCATTTCCTCGAAGGAGAGGTGCCAGGCGGTCATCGCCGCGCCGGGATCGGCCAGCTTTACCTCGTAGTTCTGGCAACTCTGGTTAACCACGGTTCGCGCCACGCGTTGTCTGCGGATCGGAAACTGGCCCGTCGCGCCTGACGATAATTGTGGAAAGTAGATCATCTCAGGTCCTGTTTTCGAGTACCGTCAACGTCGTTTTGCCGCGCATTTCGCCACGCAGTTGGAATCCGAAGGCGTCTCCTTGCAGGCTGCAATTCGGATAAACTGTGCCGTCCCACGGATCGGTAAAGGCAAACGTGCCGAATCGGCCCTGGTTCGTCAGGAAGAATTGATCCAGCGTGGTGAGTTCGGCTTCGTCCAGCAAGTCGAGTTGAATGGTCCACCGGTGCAGCACCGCGGGGTATTCCCGAAACCGTTGCTCTGTGCCGTCCAAGAACCGGATCACGTCGGTATTGAACTGCATCGTCCGCTTGGCCGGATACTGCATCACGGCGCCGGTCTTTAGCGTCGGAAACATATCACAGGCTCGTCACCACGTCGTTAAGTGAGTTCATGTTCAGCATTGCCTGCCGCACCGCTTGTGCGATTTCGTCGCTATGATCGAGAAATGACTGGCTGTCTATGGCCTGCACCTGAACGGTAATCGACTGACCCGCATTGGATGTGCTGCTTCCCGCTGCCCGCGGCAACCCATTCTCCCCCCAACTCACGTCCTGGTCGCCGGTCGTGCTCTCTAAATTGAGAGAGGGAGGCAAAGAAAAAGGCGTGAGCGGGGCAGGCGCCTGCGATTGCCCTCCGCCAAACAGGCTGGAAAACAGTGAGACCAGCGGCATCAGGCTGAGTCCGCCACCTAGAAATTCGCTGGCCGTGTTGACCACGCTGCCAACGTCGCTGGCGGCGCTGCTGCCGCTTTTCGTTTGCGAACTCAACGCCAAGGCGTCCGTAATCGCGCTGGTCGCCTCCGTTTGAGCGTTGATCGTTTGCGTGGCCTGCGTTAGAGCATCTGTCAAACCCTGGTCGGCCGTGGACTGAAGGCCGCTGGTTAAGCCCGCCACGCTCGAGCCGCCAGCCGGGTTTCCCGACGCCTGATTAAAGGCGGCTAAGATCGTTTCCTGTGAAGTATTACGCACATTCCCCTCATGGCGCCGGCAGTCATGTCCGCCGCGTCGAGACTCGGCTCGCCCCCTGCTCTAATCCGTCGCTCGTTCCCGTAGCGCGCCTTCTGGCCCCGCCGCTCCTGTCGACATCCCTCTTGCCGAGCTCGTGCTCCAAAATCAAGAAGGCTTCCACTTCGCGCGCACCCAACCCATCTATTCCCCTGTGCCCCAACCTGCGCCTGACCAGATATTCTTCCACCCAGGCCATGCTCTGCGCTGTGACAAACGATTTCGGACACATGCTGGTCGCCACACTGTCTTTCGCCCAGACCACGCGGACCGGCGTTTCCACTGCCGTGGGTATCCAGCCGCACCGTCGCTTCGTTTCCAAGCCGGACTTTCGGCAGGTCGCGCACTCCCAACCGGCCTGGTCGGAGAATTGAAAATGGAGGGCGACGATCAGTTTTTTCTTTCGTCTTCCGACAAACCACACTGTTGCTTGATAGCCGCTAGCGCCTCTCTAAATAGGTCTTCCGGCCCGCTCGCCGCCAATGACTCCGGAGTTGCCGGCAGGCCGTCCAACTCCAGTCCCGTTACATCCTTCAACCCCCATAGCAGATAAAGCCGGTCGATCTCCGACCCGAGCAGCGCGGCTTCCATCTTATCGTTCGGCGTATCTCCGGCATCCAGGAACTCTCTCCGTGCCGCCAACTCCCGGATACGCCGGGTCAACTCCACTCGCCGGCCAAACGACATCTTGGCCACCGTGTAAGTAACTCCCGCCGCCAGCTTAGAATCCACAACTTCATAACTCGTGTAATCCATAGAAAGGCCCGCTAACCGAACGCCACCACGATTTCGTTGTCCGTCGTCCCCTGCGCTTTCGACCCCTGGAACTTCCACTGCAGCCTGTTATCGCTGTCGTCAAACTCGGGTACAACCGGCACCACGCTCATCATGTAGATTCCCACCACCTGTCCGGCCTGCTGGCCAAGTTGGAACATGACGCTTATCGGCGACTGCTGTCTGGCCGCCTGATATAACCCCGGCGTCGCCGTATCGGTCAGTTCATATAGGCTAAACGCGGCTGTCACTGACCGCGGGCCCGGAGCGATAGCTAAGGGAAGGTTACTCCCGAATTCCTTCGAGCGCATATCCAGGCTATTGTCTAATTCGAAAGTTGCACTTGTAATGGTGTAAAACTCATTGGGCGTGCTGCCCAGCCATGCCTCTCCCATATTGCCCGGCACAATCGAGTAATCAAAGGCTCCCAAGGGCGGTTCCGCTGGAAAACTCACCAGTTGGCCCATCCCTCCCGTGAAACTGGAACTGTCGATCAAGTCCTGCGCCATGCCGTTGAACTCAAACTGGTGAAAGTCGCCGTTCACCTTGAGTGTCATCCGGTCTACCGCCGCCCCACAGAGAATTCGTTGGACGGCGCTGCTCGGATCCCAATAATCGAAGAGGCTGATGCTGGGCAATTCCGTCGCCGGAAAATAGGAGACACTGGGCGCGATCTCGGCGCCTGCGGCCGGCGCGCTCGAAAACGCCGCGTTCAACTGTACGGCCGTGGGACTTGCGATGGCGGTTACGAAGCGGATTTCTCCGTTGCATGACACACCCTGACCCGTAGCCAGCCCATGCGGAGCGGCAAATACCAGGGTCGTGCCGCTGCAGCCCGCTGCGGCCGTCCCGCCCGCGTAGAGCACTGGAGCGGCGCCCAGGCTGGCCTGGAACAATGGGCCATACGCCGGCCCGGAGATCTGTCCGCCCCAACTCGTCATATAGGTTGTAAGATCGAAGGTGGTCGTGCGCCGCAGCCCCGCTGGTATTCCCACGAAAGTCCGGCTCCCCGTCTTGTCTCGCCGGTCGGCTTTTTCCAATTGATTCTTGGCTGTCAGCTTCACCGCTGGAAATCGGTTCTGTGCCGTAATGGCCGGAGTCTGTCCGTAGCTGCTTTCCAACCCGGCATAGAAGCGGTTCGCGTTGGATGAAATATACGAAGCCATAACTTTAGTCGCTAACCCCCACTTCGAACGTGACTTTCCCTATCTGGACGAAGTTCTGCCCGCCATGCTTCACGGCGGCAAGCGTTGCTTCGTAGCACCCGGCGTAGTACATTCCCTCGCCCCAGTCGCCCCGGTTCTGATCTAGCACCTGCGTCACGGCGTCGAGATACATTTGCGCCTGTTCTTCGATTCCGTCCAGCCTGTCTTGCGATACTCGTACCTCAATCGCCATAATGGCTTTTCCGGAAAAGTTCCGAAATTTTTCCTTCAATTGGTTCTGAATCTTTTCGCAGTACACGCTCACCGACGGGTACTTGACGTCCGTGCTCCGCTCCGCGATTTCGATCGGCACATTTTGCGCCAGAAGCTGGTTTTGTCCGACTGGCGCTAACGTAGTGTTCGCGGCCTGCCCCAGTGTCGAGATGCAGGCGTTCAGCCCTTGCGGCGCGCCAAGTAAGGTGACCACTTGTGTGGTCACCGTGCTGCCTACCCATGCCATGCTTTAACCCCTCTGAATCACACGCGGCAGCGCCCGCAAGTAGTCCGGCGCTTGTCCGCTGCCCGGTGCTTGTCCAAGAGTGGACACTGGCGCGGCCTGCACCCAGACTTGATTGGTTGCCAGCGGCGACGTGTTCTGTAGCGCCAATGTGGTGGCCGAAAGCCCCACGTACACGTTCCATGCAGTGGCGCTTGACGGTTGATTGACCGGCTGCGCCACCAGAGCGCTGCCCGCCCCAGTGCTCAGACAGCTCGGATTGCTCGGCTGCCCCTCCTGCCCTTCCACATTCAGCCAGGAAGAGCTCCCATAATACGTTGCCGCCGCCTGGCCTCCGGGGATGGTGGTCAGTTGCGGCGGACTAGCCTGCGGGACAGGGTCCGCGGCTATTCCTAGTCCAGTCTGAATCAGCTTATCCAGGGCCCACTTTGCGAGTTGTTGAAATTGGTCCCGCTTCCCCTTATAGCGGTCGTTTAATTGGTTGTAGTAGGCATCCTGGTACACCAGGGTCAATGTCTGAAACACGTGCCACAGTTGTAGCGGCGGCGTAACCACAATGTTGTTCAATTGCGGGTCCGGTTGCAGCCAGAACTGCCAGTCGTAGGTGTTGCTTCGCTGCAGTAGCGTAGTCAATTCGATCCCCAACTCCTGTAGCGCCGCCGCCAGCTTTTGGCTCAAATCGATATTCTCGGTCTGTGCGGTAGTCAGCACAGAGGAGTCCTGGGTCATGAGATCCTGGATCGTTGAAATGCCGTCCGTGTATAGCGCCATTGCCCGGTCTACTCTTTGCCCGGCTGTACGGCGCCCTTAAGCTTCCTTAGCTCATTGGGCGAAATGACGGTAACTTGCATGCGTGAGGCTGCCGCGACTTGATCCGCTTGCCGCTTGGCCTCCGCTTTCTGCTCCTGGAATTCGCGCGCTTCCTCGGCGCTCGCCAGCCGCGCGCATCCTTCCACGATCATCTTTGCGCCGACCCGGCGCGGCACTTCTGTGCGCACTCCCGCCCGTCCGCCGTCTGGGGTTTCCAGGCTGACCAAAAGCACCGAAGGGTCTTTTAGGCTGTCCTCAGTTTCTCGAATCTTCTTGTAATAGATCTGTAAGTCCATGGTTGCCTCTTGTGGGGGCCGGGTCTGCCCAGCCCCGCCTCTGTTGACTATCGAACCGCGGCCGTAAGCGAGCGGTGGGCTCCTTTAATGGGCCCTCTACGCATTCACCTGGATGCCGAAGTTATTGCGGATCACCGCGCAACCGTAGAGCACATCCACCGTGAACTGCTGCGCCAGTGTATTGGGCTGGTAGCTCATCACAACTCGCATGCCGAAGTTGCCCATCTCGGCATAGTGCGCGACTGCGCCCGTCCCGTACAGCGGTTGTGGCAGCCTGCGGATGACCAAGCCAATCGCATTTTTCGTGAAGGCGATGTTATGCGTCGTCATCGGCGAGCTGCCGGTGTATGCGATATACTGCGACCGCATCACGAAGAAGTCTTTGATCTTCCCGACCGTCCCGTCGATCAACGCCCGTAGTCCCGCCTCTCCGGCGGTCTGAAATTCGCTAAAGCGCTCGATTTGGCGCAATTGCGAATAGGTTGCGGCATCCACCAGCAGGTACTTCGGTTCCGACGGCGGCACCTTCGCCGTGAACAAGGCGCTTTCTGCTTGATCGATCACCGCTTCTACGAGCGGTGTACCCGGCGTGCCCACCGGTGTGTTCGCGGTTAGCCCCGCGTAGAGACTTAACAGACTCGTCTCGATGCTCTCGGCTATCGCCACCACCGCCGGCTGCATATAAAGCTGCAACAGGTCCGGCACAGCCAACACTTTGGTCACATCCGGAATCTGGAAAGTGGCTTCGGCGTGCGTGTTCAATACTATTTGCGCATTTCCCAAATTCGGGTTCTGCGGCTGGACCTGCCCGCCTTCTGCTATGTTGTTGGCTACCAGAACCGGAGGGATCGGCACATTCACCGTATCCCCCGCCTGCGCCAATACGGGTTCGTAATCTCGGTTGACCAGGTTACCCATGACTAGGTTCCCGACCAAGGCAGGCAGAGCGTCCGCCGCCACCAGCTTTACAATCGCGCTGGCCACGTTAGCTGAAGTAATTATCGCCATTCATTCTCCTATGTGGAGCAGGCTTTCCGGCCTGTCCTGTGAAATCAGGCATTCCTGCCTGCCCTGCCTTTTTGCTGTGTTGCAAACCAATCTGCGGGTTCGCTCTGCAACGCTTAATTGCTAGACGCCCCGCAAACTCTGCGAAGCCACGCGTAAGATCTCTTTGCGCACCCGTTCCATCTCTTCCGCACTCATGCCCGGCCGGATGCCCTCAAGGTCCACGCTCTCCACGCCCTCTCGTGGCGCCTTGTGCGCCGTCGTGATGCCGGACCCTCCCGCAATCCTCGCCGGCAAGAATTCCGGATTCTCGCCCACAAAACTGGTCAGATATTCCTTGAGCGGTACTTCGCCTTGGTCGCTGTGCGCCAGCAGGCGGCCATCCTCTGCGCGGAAAACGCCGTCTTGTACCGCGCGGTAGGCCAAGTCGATCTTCGCCACTCCTAGGCGTTGCAACTCTGCCCGGATCGCCGAACTTCTTTCGGCATGTTCCGCCGCCTGCCGGCTGCGCTTGCTCTCTTCTTCCACCTCGCTTAGCCGCCGTTCTAATTGCTCGCGGCGCCTGCGTTCCTCCACCAGTTCGGTCTTATAGGCCGGTTCACTCTTAGCCTGTTGCTCTTGAAGGAATTCCTGGATTGCTTGCTTCACGATCGCCTGCACGTCTGTGTCTTCCATTCACGCCTCTCTTCCGCCCCGTCTCGTGGCGCTCAATTTTGCGCGTCAATCTCCTGCCCAATCTGAGTCTTGATC